GCTGGCGAACGATCCCCCTTCAACGGGGAAATCGCTCACTACCATCTCTTTCATATAATCGAATCCAAAAGTGGAGAGGACCGCACTCGCGCCCGAGAGCAGGCTCAGTGCAGCGTTACCGATGGCTGCCAGGAGCGTTGCAGAACTGTTGGGGCTGATGCCAACCTGGTTGCCGGCTGCGTCGAAGATGCCCCACTGCGGAGCCTGTTGCAGCGCCGCGCCCAGGATGTTTTCGAGAGCGCCGATCCCGATTGTCACAACGGGTATCGGCGCAACCGCGCCCACCTGACGCAATAGCTGGGGCACGCCCGGGACCGCGGGAACGTTGGGGTACGGAATGTTTGTTGCCGGCGGCATTAGTTGAGCCCCGCATTAGCCTGGCTGGTGAAGAGGAAGTTCATGCCCCGAGCGATGCCGTTCGCATCAGTGGCAGCCGTGTAAACCTTGATCTCTCCGATATGGTTTGTAACGCTGCTATCGCTCGAAGACACGCCAGAGCCCGCCGGCGTGGGGCTCGCCGCCGCGATTGCGCCGGTTGCCCCGCCGACGCCCGCGAGCGCCAGAGCGAGAGATGAGCGCAGTCTCGCTTCGCCGTCTGCGTCTGCCGGCCGCTCATACATCCGTGACACAATCGCGCCGGCCTGCCCTGCGTTAGTCGCCCCGCGGAGCGCATCTCCCGCCCTCTTCTCACCGTGAGTAAGTTCGTACTGAGCAAAAGCCAATTGCTCAGGGAGAGTAGATGACTTGATACTGTGCCCGGCAAATTTCGCAAAGTTGGCTTGCCGGTCTGAGTGCCACTGCCCTAAACCGTATGCGTGACCGCCGTCCCCCGGTGCCTTAGTTCGGCCGACACTCTCGCGCATAAAGTTTGCAGCAATGCCGGCGGCCTGAGCGGAACTCCATCCTTGCCCCTCGAAATACTTTTTGATCTGCTCACCAGTGGCCGCGCCCCCGGGCTCACCGCCGCCCGGACTCGCCCAGCCCGCGGGGGCGTTGTCCTTGAGTTGGGTGTACCCCGAGCCTGGGGCGTGATTGTTTGCAGGCTGGCTCTTGAGCCCGATCACTCGCGCTATGGCGTCGCCTAGAAGAGTGATGGCCTTCGTAGCCATCCTAATCTCAGGCTCCCACTTCGCCCAGTCGATAAAGGATGTACCGCCGCGCTTCCATACCTGATAGTCCTGCCAGAGCAGCGCGATGCCAGCGGCGAGCGCGAGTACGGCAACCACTGCGAGATTGATCGGGGCAGTTATGAGCGCGATTGCTCCCAGCCCGACCGCCATCACCTTCAGGAAGTCCGTTACGAGTTCCTCATTGTCGAGTACCCAGTTGCCCAGGCGAAGGAAGAGATCAGCGAGTCTCTCAAGCGCCGGCGCTGCCTCAAGCATCAGCGCATTCCCAAGCGCCGTAAACTTTTGCTTCGTCTCCACAATCTGAGTCTGTAGCTTCTGGGCGGCTTCGGCCTGCTTCTGCGTGACCGCCGTACTTTCCTTCTGGCGCTTGATCGTTAGCTCAAGCTCTTTGCGCCCCTGCAAAAGCAGGTTCATGGTCCCTTGATCGATCCCCATCATCCGGCCCATGTTGTTTGCGGTTGTCCGGTCCATACGAGAGAAGCGATCTGCGAGATCCAAAAGAATTGCGTCAACCGGCCGCGCCTTGCCGTTCACGTCGGCGAGCGATACCCCGAGCGCTGAGAAATAGGGGATCAGAGAGGATTGCCCGGTTAGACGAAGCTCCGTCTGCGACATTGAGAGCATGTCTAGCGTGCCCTGCAGCCCCGCCGCGCTCCCGCCGAGCTCTTCGGAGGCTTTCCCCCACGCTGAGATAGTTGAGACGCCTAGACCGAGATTCTGAGAGAGTCGTAGCAATGCGGCGTTGGCATCGATGAAGTCGGATGCAAACGCCTTGATCGCCATCGTTCCGGCGATGAGCGCGAGGAAGCTCCCCAGCGTGCGGGTTAGCCCGCCGACTCCGACCGCCGCCTCTTTGCTGGCGACGCCGATCTTCCTTACGCCGCCCTCAGTCTTTGCAGATTGCCCCTCAACTTCTTTTAGCTTCTTGCCCGCAGAGCCGCTCTTCGCATCCAAGTCTTTGGAGTCGAGGCCTAGGCTGACTACTAAAGAATCTATGATTGTAGGCATCCGGACGCCCTCTCACGCCAAGCTACCTTTTCTTCAGAAGTCATATTGGCGTATCGTTCGCGTTGGAGATCGAGTTTATGTCTGTCTGTTGGCATCGTCTACAATCACCACTTCCAACATGTTGTGAGCGTCTTCCACTCCATAGCAAGTCTGTAACTCATGCAGCGTCGCCATGCGCCGGGAGATCAGTATCCCAATTATCTTCGGGACGTTGCTGTAGCTCGCCGGGGGGCGTCCTTCGCCGCCGGCCCGTGTCCTAAGATTGAGGGGGCGACGGCTTGCAAAAAACCCATATGCAACTCCCACCACTCCAAACGCAGACTGAGCCGCGTTGCAATCTCTTCGATATCGTCCTCAATGAGTGAACGCACAACCTGAGTCTTTTTGGCATCGGGAATGATTTGAACGCAGGCCATCATTTCCTCAAGCAAGGGGGAGAGGACTTCCCAGCGAAGACTACTCAGCGCCCTGAGTCCCAACTCAGCAAGCCCGGCCATTCCGAGCTCTGCAAAGTTTTCGGGGATCTCCGCGTTATTCGCCATCAGTGCGAGCAGAGCCCGCGCCGCCCACGACTCCCCCTGCGCTGCGCCCATCTCAGTTATGAGGAAGCGCTTGCCGAGATCGCGGCCCTCTTGCGTGACTGTATAACTCGCCGTCTTTCTCATGCCGATACTCCCTGCGTATCAAATAGAACTTCCTCAGCCTTCCGGCGTCGGAGCAATCCTGCCATCACTACGCCGCCCGCACGATCCCACATCTCGAAGGCTGATGCTGCGCCAGCGTAATCCCCAGCGTTGAGCCGCTCCCTCGCGGTGGATTCCTGCCAGCGCGAGCAGCCGATGTTGTAAGTAAGATCCGTGCAAGCGTCAAACTCGTCCTGGGTTACGGTCACATGCAGCGAGAGATTGACGCATCGCGCCGCACTCTCAAGGCCGCCCGCCAACTGCAAGAGCGCTTCATCGCGGGTACACGTCATACCCTCAGTTACCTTCGCGCCGCTCCAATATGTTGAGCCAAATCCCATTGTCCATACGTCCGGGGGATCTTCCGGATGATGCACCGAAACGGGCGAGTACCCCTCAAACGATGCTGCGAAGGCCGGCGCATTTTTGCTGTAATTCATTAGTTACCTAAACCCCCATCGTTTCTTCTGTCATATTTACAGGAGAGTGGGCACCAGACTCTCCCACACAATTGCAAACTCCATCGGCTGCAAAACCTTGCCGGCGTCCGGAAGGGGCTTCACTGCCTGCAGCACGCCGCGGGTACCGATGAAGGATTCACCCGTGGACGGCAGATCAATCGTGCCGTTTATGTAATACACATCCCGCGCCGCCCGAGTCGCGGCCTGAATGGTTTTGAAGATCTGCTTACTCGGGGAGTCGGCCTGCAGGCTGATCGTCTGCTTTACAGCCATCGGGGTATAGCCGGCGGTCAAGCGGCCATCTACGCCCATCTGAGTCTCTGCCAGGTCGAGGTTATCGCTGCTCCAAGCCTTCTCTGCGGAGTATCCCTTCAACTGCTGAGGGATAGGAAACAAGCCGGGGACAGAGATCGTGAATACGGAATTTGCTGAGGTTATCGAAGTGTCCAAAATGCTGCCCTCTTTCAGTTACAGAATGTCGATGCTTGCCATCGTTATGGTTTGGACCGCGTCACCATCGGCGTACCAGAGGTTGACGATAGGGCTGCCGCGGAGCCCGCGAACCTGAGCGCCAGGGTCAAGGATCTGCAGGTAGTTGCCGGCCGTCTGAATCACGCTTGCAGCGTCTACGCCGGCGGCCTGGTTGACTTCGGAGATCTGCTCATCCGAAAGCGTAACGCCCGTGCGAATGGCTCCGAAGGCGAGCGCCGCATTGATCGAAGTGTCCAAAATGCTGCCCTCTTTCAGTTACAGAATGTCAATGCTTGCCATGTTGATAAATTGGACCGCGCCGCCGTCGCTATACCAGAAGTTGACGATAGGGCTGCCGCGGAGCCCGCGAACCTGAGCGCCAGGGTCAAGGATCTGCAGGTAGTAGCCGGCCGTCTGAATCACGCTTGCAGCGTCAACGCCGGCGGCCAGGTTGACTTCGGAGATCTGCGCGGCCGAAAGAGTAACTCCCGTGCGAATCGTTCCGAAAGCAAGCGCCGCATTGATAGGGTCCATCAGCGCCGAACGAAGCAACCCGTAACCGGATGGGGTATAGGGGAAGTCTCCGATGTTGGTAAGCAACGTGAGCATCGCCAACTGAAATTGTGCGTTGAGGTAAATCTGATTGACGAAGGAATCGATGAAACCGAACTCGCCCGGCATCTGCCCGTTGTAGAAGAAAACGAAGCCATCATTCGCCGTCGCATACGATCCGTAGAAGCTGTAACCGTTCGCGAGCAAATTCTGAGAGATCTGATCGTCTGCAACCGTGGGAGCCATCCCCGACTGAGCAAGGAAGGCGAGAGTAACGCGCCCGTTGGTTGCGCCGGAGTTGATCGAAGCAATCGCGCCGGCCACGAACGTAGCGACGTTGAGCGCGAGCGCGGCGAGAGTGGTGCCGCTCGCGAGAGCTAACGCCGGATCTCCGGAGATGCACGCAACGCCGTTCCACTGAGCGGCCTTCGTTACCGCGCCGAAACAGGTTGTATTTCCGAGTACCGATGCGTTCGGATCGGAATCCCAGCCCAGGTAGAGGTATTCCAAGTTCGCCGCATTGAACCAGGCCGCGAAGCCTTCCTTATCGCTGAGAGTCGGCTCCCATAGCGTTACAACGCTCGCGAAGTTCTGCGTCACGCGCACGGCGTTCGCCATTGCGGTAGCCGGCGTATCGAGCGCGGCTCCCTGCGAGAGAATCGCGCCGGTTGCCTGAGTCAGATTGAGCCCGGCGGCGAGCGTCCCGCTTGCGAAAGTGATCGTCTCCGTTGCGCCGGTTGCCGTGGTGGTGATCACGAACGCACTGGTAACGGGATTCCACGCAACGGTGAAGGGGGGAGTTGTGAAACCGGCTTGAATGAGAGTAGCCGCGCCGCTGAAACTGCCG